GTACTATACCCAATAGTAAACTACTGCATCACCTTTACCGTAATCAACAGCAGCTCTAAAGTTGATAACAAATTCAACTTCTTTACAACTAGAGTATGCACCTTTGTCATAAATTTCAGCAGTTGCAATATCACTTTCAGAATCATATACCATTATAATATTGTCAGCATATGTTGCAAACATTTCGTTGTTTGGCATATAAATAGAAGGTACTAATTCATAACCTCTGTATTGTAATTTTTGACCATCTTGAATAACATTTAAGTTAATGTTAATAGCAGAAGCTGCAATTTCAAAAGCATCAATTATATTGATAGCTGCATTGATTTTGAAAGTAAATTTTGGATTTCTTTTATATTTTGCAGGGATAGCAGCAATAACTCTATCTAATTGAGCAAATACGTTAGCAGAAGTAATAGCAACAGCAGTTACATCAATAACAGTAGCGTCATTTTTGAATTTTTCTAAAATACCATCACAAAGTTCAAGATATACACCTGGAGTTGGAGAAATAACAGCAACACCGTTAAGGATAATATCATCAAATTGATTTGAAATTGTAGATAACATATTGAAAACAATAGCATCAACTAATTCAGTATCTTGAAGAATATTTTCGTTATTCATTCCTTGTCTTAATTTCAATTCTCTTGCAGTTCCTTCTAAGTCTCTGTAACACATAGAAAGTGCTCCTTGAAACCCACAAATAGAACCAGATCTTTGATCTAATCTACCATCATTGAAAGTAGATACACAACATTCAGGAGTTCCTAGAACTACATCTGTTGAAACTTCCCAAAAGAAGTATTGACTTTTGACAGACTGAACTCGTCTTGCACCAAAAGTTTTATAAAAAAGTGTTTCAGCAAATACTTCTTGAATCATCAAGTTAATATCAACACCACTATAATTTATGGGTCCCCCCGTTAATAAAGCCATTTTATTTATTATTATTTTTAATTCTTGATAAAGTTCCTGATAATTGATATGTTTTTTCTTCAACTTTCTTAGACTTATCAACAGTGTTTTTAACCTCAATAGGTTTGTTAGTTTGCTTACTCATTTGTTCAATCTTAGTAGTCAACTCAGCAATTTTAACTTCTAAATTTTTATTTTCAATTTTCAAAGAATCTAATTCATCTTGTTTTTCAGCATTCATTTCAGCTACAACTTCTAATTCAGTTTCAGTCTCAACTACTTCTTCAGTAGTATCCATACCTAAACCCCAAGGAGTTACAAAATTTAATAGTTTTCCTTCTGCTCCAAACATTAAAATATAATCAGCAGTCATATCAGGATTAGTTACTGTATGTTCCCCTTCGGTAACAAAACTCATATCATCCATATATGTACCAATAAACATATTGTCAATTTCAATTGCTCTTTCACCTTCATTAAAAGCCATCAATAAACTTGCTGCTTCTAATTCTTCAGTAATATCAGCAACCGTTTGGTCAGCACTGAAATTCATACTCTTGATAAATTCAAGTAATTTCTTCATACTATTTCTCCATTTATTTTTTCTTTTCTTTTTGGGGGTTTCACCCAAATCTTTTTCTTCTTTCATTTGTATAACTTTATCATCAAAGTTTCCTTCCAATGAAAAGCCTTTTAAAATACCAGTCTCTATAAATTCATTCCAATATTGTTCATCTTGTACTTTTACACTAATCATCCAAGTTCCTTTTGGTAAAGTATAACCCAATAATTTTGACTTATCTGTTTCAGGGTCTTCAACTAACCAACTCTCAATAACTGTATTGCCAGGAATATTAAATAAATGATTATGTGTAGTTGTATTTTGGTGTGAATATTTAAAGAAATTTTCAGATAACTTAGCTATCGTTTCTTCACTAAAATAAACATATCTATCAGGATTACTTCTGTAAATCTCTAAATTAGGTATAGCCAATGGACCTGTTAAAATTCTTTTAGATTTATCTATAGAAAACTTTTCCACTTTGGTCTTTGAAAATTTCTTCCAATTAACCTCTATAGCAGGTGAATCAACTAAACCAACTGCAAACACTTGATGCAATTGCTCGTCACTAATAAACCATTCTTCTATTAAAGTTATCTCTTTATCCATACTATTATATATTGTTGTTTATTAAAAAAAAATAATTTTATTTTGAATAAAAAATATCTATAATTTTTTTGTTAAGTTATTATATATCAATTAGTTACAAAAATTTTAGTGAAAAATGTGTATACTAATAGTAGTATTATATACTGTTATATTATATTATTATTATATTTTAGGTTTTCATAAAATTCTCTTAAATCATTTTGAATATTCAAAAATTTTTAATTTATTTTATTCCCAAACCTAACCTGTTTTTCCGGGGGTGCATCGCAAACAAACCCTCGGAAGAAAACAAATAAATTTAAAAATTATAAAGTAGATCTTACTTTAACTTTATTAACTGAATTACTTACACTATTAATTTCTTGAACTGATACAACTACAGGTCTATTAGCTAAAGCTTCTACAGATAGTATAGTTCTATTTAAAACATCAACACTTTGACTTTGTTCTGTACTTGTAAAACCACCTGTTGCAAATCCACCTTTTCTAGCAGCTTCTAATTCCTGAATATTATTTCTATACTTAGGACTTTCTACCATCCAAGCCGGTGCAACCCATTCATTCTTATGAACAACCCCTGCAACTTCTTTACTATAACCTCTTTCAGTATGACCACCTTCAAAAAATTCAGGTATTGGTTGACTAGCAATTATACCAATTTGTGCTGCACCTAAAATACCAGCAGCAATAGAGAATCCAATATTAGCTGGGGTATAAGGTATATTACCTAAAGCACCAATAACTGCGATTGAAGTAGCAATAGTAGCTTGAATAATAGCTGCAGCTTTTTGTGCTTGAAATGCTTTTCTTTTTTCTTCTTTTGCTAGTTCTTCTAATTTTTTTTCTTCAAGAGCAGCTTTTTTCTTTTGGTCAGCAAGTTGTTTTTCTCTTTGTCTTTCTTTTTCAATTAGTTTAATAATTCTACTTCTATCTTCAATATTAGCTTGAGCAAGATTACCTTGTAAATCTTTTATTTTATCAGCTGAAGTTTGTAAGTCTTCATCAATTTCAGCTTTCTTTTCTTGTAATTGTTCAATTTGCTTATCAAAGTTATCTATATTTTGTTGAAATGCTGTTTGAACAATTGAACTTGTTATATCAACTAAACTAGAAGCGAATGCTGCTACGTCTTCAGGAGTTAATACACCTTGTTTGAATTTTTTAAATACTTCTAAAGCACCATTCAATCCTTTTTCTAAACCATTTATTGTATTTAAAAAATTATTAATACCTGCTTGTTCACCAAATACTTTTATCTCAGATAATTTAGTTAAAGCTCTTTGAGTTTTTTCAATACCTTTAACAACTGGTTCTAACTTTAAAGCTTTATCAGTTTCTTTACCAGTATTAATTACAGCATCACTTAATGCTTTATATTTTGCTATTATAGCATCTATAAATACTTGGCTTTTTTTAGTATTATTAGCTTGTCTTATTTCTTCTTCTTCTTGAAGTTTTAATCTTTTTAATTGTATATCAATTAATTCTTGATTTGCTTTTAATCTAACATCTAATGCTAATTTTTCATTTGCAAGTATTTTATTTAAAGTACCTACACTTGCTTCTAAAATATCTTGTTGTGCTGATTTTTCAGCAAATAATCTAAGTTGAGTATTTTCTTCAACTACTTTTGTTGCATCTTCTTCACCTTTCTTTATTACTTTAACTTTAACATCATAATTTTCTTTTAACTTTTTAGCTTGATCTTTTTGAGCATCAGTAGTTATATCTCCTAATTTTTTTAATGAAGCTGCATATTCTTCATCTAATTTTTGTAAATCTGATTTAGTTGTTTCAGCTATTGCTTTTAATTGATTTCCTTTATCAGCACCAATATCTTGTGTTATTTTATTTAAATCACTCACTAATAAATCTAAACTAATATTCTTTGTTTCATCACCAATTGCTTTTGTTTCATTTTGTATTTCTTTTAATAAAGCTATTGTTTGTGTATTAGCATCATTATTAATTCTAGCAAGTTCTTCAGCTGATTTAATTTCATTTTTACTTATAGCAGTATTATATTCATCAATAGCCTTTTGTCTATTTAATTCTATTTCCTGAAATCTAGCAGTCTTTGTATCTATTAAACTTAAATCTTGTAATTCTTTATCTGTTACTTCATTTCTTTTAGCAAGCTCAATATCTAATGCTTCATTATTAAGTGCAATTTTTTTATTATTATAAACTTCTATTGCAATTAATTTATCAGTATTAGCAGTACTATCACCTTTTGATATTCTAGCATTTAAATTATTAATTTCTTTTTCATATTCTTTTTCTAAAACTATTTTTTTAGAAGCTAAATCTTGATTAGAAGCTAATTTTTCTATAGATAAATCTAATAGTTGATTAGCTGCATTAGTATTAACATCTACTTCAAAGTCTGCAGACTTTTTAACTAAATTATCAATATCTGCCTGAGCCTTTTTTTGTTTTGTAAATCTATTATTAAATAATGCATCAATTACTTTTTGATTTTCTACAGATAAATCTGAACTACCTTTATCCCTTAATTCTTTTAAATCTTTTTCTAATTTTTTTTCTTCATTAAGTGTTTGTGTTCTAAAATCTTCAGCTGCTTTTTGTTCATCTTTTATAGCCTTACGTTGATTTTCAATACCATCTTTTATTTTAGCTTTATTAGCTTCATTTTGTGCATCCCTAGCTTTATCAGTTACATCAGCAAAATTAGCAACACTTTCATTTAATTTATCTTGTTCTTTTGCTGTATCAGCAGCTGTTTTTCTAAATAATAAATATACACCAACTAAAGCTGTCATAGCTAATATCACCCAACCAACTGGTCCTAATAATATATTTACAGCTGTAGCTAATACTCCTGTTGCAGCAGCTGCACCTTCAGTTGCTACTGTTCCTGCCACTGTTGCTGTAGTCTTTTGTGTTTCTGCAAGTGCAAGTGCTTTTGTTCTTACTTCACCAATTGCTTTTGTTGCATTATAAACTTGTTCAATAGAATCTGCTATACTCATTGCCTGTGCAAGTTTTGCAGTAGTAGCTGCAGCATCTTCTTCAGTTTGTGCAAAAGATAATAAAGTGGCAGTAGTAGTTACAAAAGCCTGAGTTACTCTAACAGTGGCTTCAACTAATGATTCTTTAAATTCTTTTGAAGCCGCTCTTGTTGTTTCAGTAGCAGTTTCAATTTTAGCTAAATTGTTTTTAATATTATTAACTTGTTTGGTATCTAAACCAACTTTGTCTAATTCTTTATTTAAATCTCTTACTTCTGCTTCTAATTGATTTAAACTTTTATTAGCTGATTTAACATCAACTTCTATTTCTATCTTTTTATTAAAATCTGCCATTATTTTTTATATAATTTTATTTTTGTAACATTAGGTTCAGTAGGATTAAACTCTTCTATTGCACTAATAATAAAAGTTTGATTACCTATTTTTATTGGTCTTCTTATATCTAATTGTGCTATATCACTTGCTGTTAAGTATGCATCTAAAGATACATTCAAACTATTATTTACTAAAGCAATAAACTTTTCCCAAGGTGGTAATAAAGAATTTGTTCCAACAAATCTAGGATTAAACTCAGAAACTAAATCTTCTTGTATAGCATATGGATAATAAAAATCACCACTCATCATATTAAAAGCAGTATCTTCTATCCATAATGATTTACTTATTGAAATTGGTTTTATACCAATATACTTTAATAATCTTAAATTAAAATCATAACTTCTAACTACTGTACCCTCATATATTTCAAACATTTGTGCTTCATATGTTGCTTCATCACTCATAGTAGGTATGTCAATACTAAATAAAATTCTAGGTGTATCTCCAGGTTCTAAACCTCTTACATCATCTGGTAATATATTATTACTACCTATCAATTCACTTGTTACATAATAATTTCTCATTGAGGTAAATGAATGAAGTAAATCAATAGTTTTAATTTCATTCCAATAATTAAAGTTATTTGTTATCGTATAATCTGTTGGTATAGAATCTAGTAATTCATAAACATCACTTTCATCAGGTGTTAATTTTAAATCTATTTGTCTAAAAGTATATCCAGGTTTTATTACTAATGAAGAATCATCTAAACTAGCTTTGTCAGACCAATCTAATCCTGCACTTGGTGGTAAAAAATAATTTTCATATTCATTAATATAAATTGTATTACTATTTATATCATAATATAAAAATAAATTATACATATTTAATACTGTTTTAAGAAAATCTTTTTGACTTATATCTGGTAAAAATCTAGCTGGGTTTAAAGTTAATGGTAAATCTAATGGTTCAACAGTTAATCTACTAGTTTCACCAATTTCAAATCTTATTGCATTACCAAATCCAGGTATTCCTCCTAATTTAGTATGTACTGAACAAAAATATAATTCTACAGTTTCTAATGAATCCATTTCAACATCAGCACTTATTGTAAAATCAATTGGAGATGCAACTAAATTATTATATGTACCTGTTGTTGTATCAAAAAATAAACTACCAACAACTTGAGGATCTAATATTAAATGATTATTAAAATCAACTAATCCTACACCATTTATACCTCTTATAGACTGATCAGTTTTTTTAACTAATAAAAAATAAAATCCAGGTGTATTTGTATTTGCACTATTGTGCCAAGAATCTGCTGCTGTAGTAAATGGAAATGCAGAAAATCCTTTTATATCCCAAGTAATTCTATAAGTACCACTTGATTGTGCATTAAATGCTACATATCTATTTGAAAATTGTGATTTAACTTTATTAAAAAATGAATCATTATACATATAAAGTTCATTAACTGTTAAAGTTGAAGGTGTATGTGTGTAATTATCATAGTCATCAAAATTAATCTTAATATATGTATCCATTAATGTACCATTATTAATATTTTGTACTTGATCATTAGGATTTGTATCACTTGTTGGTTGAAAATATACTCTATTAGGATTTGATAAAGTACTTAATCTTTGAGTAAATTCAATATCAGTTCTAGCTAATAATCCCCAATTCCATTCAGGCTGATCTGCTGAAGTAAAAGGAATTAATATATCATTATACTTATCTTTAACAATTAAATCTCCTCTAACATTTATATTCAAATCTTTAAATATATTAATAATTGTTGTTTTTAAATATGGACAAGGAAATATACTTCCCCAATTCAATGGATCTTCTTGTGTATTATATAAACACCATCTATTATCACCAGCTGCATCAGCTGCATTTATAGGTACAGGTATATACTCAACAGGTGCCCCAGTTATATTACTATCATCAAAAGTTCTTGGTGCAGGAAATTGTCCATATGAAATTAATGGTAAACAAAACTCTAAACCATTTGCTTCTTTTAAAGAATTAGTTCCAGTATTATCTAACCAATAATCTCTATAACCAACACTATTTGTGTATTGATTTGGAAATGGATTATAAATAGAACTTCTTACACCACTCCAAAATGGTCTATTAAAACTTTCTATATCTCTTAAACTAGAATCTAACTTAGTAGACCAATCTATATTATCACCAATCAAAGTACATTCAAAATCATTAACTGTTATACTATCAACAGTAAGAGTACCCTCAAAAATAGTATTACCATCTAATTCAATTCTTGCTTTATATTGTTTATTATACCAAAAAATATTTTCTTTTTCAATTCTATTAATAAAGTCAAATATTCTACAATTATTAAAAGTCTTTGGTAACTTCATATTAAGTGCATAATTACCTCCTGCCAATTCTATATTCTCTATATCAATTGTCTTATAAGTAAATCTTGGTGATATATCACTATCAGAGTAATAATCAGTTATTATGTTGTTTATGTAAAATCTCATTATTTAACTACATTTTCATTTTGTGCTGACTCTATTGTTAATTCTAAATTATATAGTTGTCCTTTATTATCTACTAACCAATTACTATCTAATATATTTATAGAAGAATATACTACATTATCTAAATTTTGTATTTCATTAAAATATACACTTACTGATAATGGTTCTTTCCACCAAGCTTTATTACTTTTTAATATAGAAGTTAAAAATTCCATTTCATCTCTACTCATCCATCCTGAATTAACAGTATATGTTTTAGTTGGTTGTTTACTTATTATTCCTGTTATATGTCTTTTTCTTTCTACAAAATCTACATTCAATAAACTCTTTGTATATGTATTAAACTTTGTATTTAACTTTGTTTGTTTAAAACCTTCAAAACTAAATTGCTCCAAAGCACCAAAAGTATTTATCCACCAAATATTTGTTCTTGTACTATCTTTTTCATCATTTAAATCTATTTCATATTCTAAACTTGTACTCAAAGTAGTCCATCCAATTCCTCTATTAACCTCTATAGTATTAGTATAAAATAGTATTCTATTATTGAAAAATGATTCTATACTATCAAAACCTAAATTAGTTAAACTTGCATCTATTGTATACAAACCTCCTACTGATAAACCTGTTGTTAAAAAAGTATCTTGACTTCCTGAAGTTCCATCAACAAAAGTAAAATCAGTTCTTAATCTTAAATCAAAAACACTATTATATTGTTGATCATTCCAAAACCATACACTCATATAATCTTCATTATACTCTCTACGTTTTAATCTCTTAGTAAAATTTTGTGCAGGCTTTATTTCTAAATAATCATTTACACTAGAAGATGTTGTATTACTTTGACTATTCAACCAATATCTTGGATATGAATTTATTAAAACTGACTGTTCAAATACTCCACCTGATAACCATCTTAATTCTGTTTCACCAATAAATCTTTTTGTTTCATTTGTATTTGTTATATCCCAAGGATCTAAATCTGTAGGTAAATCTGTTGCAGGATCGTATCCACCTATGAATGATTCACCATATCTTAAGTAATATGTCTTGGGTGCATATGTTAATGTGAATTGTCCAATTGGGAGGTCATTTATATCAGTAGGTATCTCAAACAAATTACTTATATCAAAGGTAAACAAGTTATCTGGATTCCAACTTTGATTTAAAGTAGTTATCTTTGTTCTTCTTTGTCCTGCTAATAAATTAACACTACCTGTTCTATTCCAATCTATATTTTCTACTTCCCATATTTCAACAAAACATTTATAATTATAGTTTTGTAATTTTTCACCTCTAGAACCATCTTGTCCTAAAGTAAATCCTGAAACTAAATTTGGTGTTATAGAAAAATTAGGTGCTATTAAAGAGTATTGACTACCTGTATTTATAGCATTAATTCTAACAAAAGTTCCTGATACATTAATAGCAGTATATCTCCAATTCAAATTTATATTAGTATTTATAATATTCACTATTGAATCAACTCTATCTGAAATTGAAAATGTGTTATTATAAAATTGATTAAATCCTAAACTTGCTGTTGCACTTTCAGTTAATATCTCATTAAAAATCTGTATTTCAGTAATTGTAGGATTTCCTGTTAAATCAATATACAATTCAGCCATTTGAGCTGAACCTAATATTTCTGAGTTTAAACTCCAAACTAATTGATTCCAAGCTGAATCTAAATTTGTAGCTATAGAGTATGGTGAAGTAAATATATTATTTCTAACATTTACTACATCTTGTATACCACCATTATAATAATAATCTTCAGCTGTAAATGGTCTTCCAACTATATTTATATTCATATTTGTAAAATTCTTTTTATGTTGTCGTCTATTATATCACTAAACTGAATTGCAAAAGTAGAAGCAACTTCTTCACCAACTGCTTCAGTAGCTCTTTGTAGAAATGGTTTAGGTCTTATTCCTCTTCTACCAATTGCTCGGGCAATCATAAAAGCTAAACTATTATTTGATATGAATCTTCCATTAACTCTATTTCTACCCTTGATTCTTTTTCTTTGTATCCATCTCAAAATAATTGCTATTGGTGGAGGTGTAGAGCCAGGACGGCGTCCATTCTCAATAAAAATAGCATACTCAGGTATATTAATAACTACTGTTGTATTAACTATAGAGTATGATATACTGTTAATTATATTACTATCTTGTAATCCAAAAAAAACTAATTGCTCTTTTATAGACTCAACATAACTCTCTCCTATTATTTCTAATAAATCTTTTATATTCATATTATTATATATTGTTATTTTTTTATTAAAAATTATAGAAAAAAATATCTATAATTTTTTTGTTAAGTTATTAATTATCAATTAGTTATAAAAATTTTAATGAAAAA